TTCGGTAAACCCTTAAGTTTGGATACAAACTAAAGTCTACAAACGTCTGGATCTCATCGTACTGTTCTTGGGTCCAGTGCTCATAGCGCTTGCACCATCCTGTAATAGTTTGTGGCAAGTGTTGAACAAGGCATGCTTCTGCATCACGCTTGTTGTCAAAGAAACCATGAAGTGTTACATCATGGTCATCGTATCCACTGTCACTACTGTCAGTGGTGGTTACTAGCCAGCCACACTTAAACTGCTTTGTTCGAATCATTGTGTTGTTCCTAAATCTTATAGTTAAGATTATTGTTGTTCAATGTAATGAGGGTTACAAAATTTGCAACCCTCACCCTTACTATTTTTGGGAGGGTACTAAAATTTAGACCCCTAATCTACGACGCTTTTGTGCCTCTTTGTCAGCCTGATGTGCCTCAACGATGAGGCGATCAAGTTTGTTGCACAGGCTCTTGAGGTGTGCCTCATTAGCCTTGAGTGTCTCGCCTGTACGTGACCAAGTCTTGTACATAGCGCGTGACAACTCGTTGATCTGTGTCTGTGTTTCGAGAATCTCATTTGTTTTCATGGTGTTTTCCATTAGACCTGACTCATCAGTGCAAGGCGGTCAACTCTCACAGACTTCTCCGCAAGGGAGAAGTTTCGTCTAGATAAGGCCTGTTGCCCTCATTGACTTGAATTCTTCGATGAATGTGTGTGACTTGTATGTCCCGTACCACATCTCGAATCCGCAGTTGTGAATGGTGAGAACGCAGTCTCTCTTGAAAGAGAGTAGTTTCTCTGGCTGTGTAACCTTGCATTTCTGCTTGGTCATGGCTTCGAACAGGCATCCAAACTGCTTGGCTTCCTCTTCAGTGATGAAGAGCATGAGGTTCTTCTTTCCAACGTTATCGAGAGTACATACATACTCCTCATCGTCTTCTGTGATGAGCATGTATGGCCACTTGGGCCAGTCGAGCATCTCATCCTTGTTGTATTCGCATTCTTCAGCTGCGACTTCAATGGACTTGATAACTCTTTCGAGTTCACGCTTAACTTGGTTAGCCATGTGGGCTGTCTGCATCTTTTTGAATATGTTCATTTTGTTTCTCCTGTTTCTGTGTAGTTGCACAGTTCATCAAGCGATTGTGCTAACTCTCGCCGTTCCTTCTTCTTCTCTGCGCAATGGGCGAGCCATTCCCATCTAAGCTCTTCGAGTCGCTCGTGAAGTTTTGTTGCATCGATCGTGCGCACTCTCATGTGTGCAACGGCGGTTTCTGTGTGGCAAGAGCCATACATTGTGTTGATCCAACTATCAACACTGAGTGTGGCGTAATTGATGATTGTGTCAACCTTCACTTGAACATCCATGCTGTGCTCAAACAGGAGGCTGGCATTACTAGATGCCCACAACTTATCGCCCATTGCCCACCACATAAGGGCCTCATCCCATTCCTCTTTGATACAGCACATCATTGCTGCATTAAAGAATTGACGTGCATCAGACGTTGCAGCTGCATCATCGTATGGGATCTCATTGATGATTGACCCATAGTAGGTACGGCGCATCAGTGTTTTACTGAGAAGGTGGGATGCCTTCTTGTTCAGCTTGGCTTGCATATGCTCGCACTTAACCGGCGAATCGTAAAGAAACTCAAACTTCAACATAACTAACTCCTCGATACAAACGTTGTATGTGTAAAAAGTGGGGGACTTGCGCCCCCCGTGTGCATTAGTTGATTGGCTTCTCGATGTGCCGTCCAAGGTCACAACCCATAGATGCCGCGTTGACGTGTGCTTCATCCAATTCCTCGGATATGCGCTGTCGTTCCACTTCTGTCTGCATCATGGTTGTGTGCTCCATGCCTGCAATAACCAATGACCCGACGGCGATGATAACCAAACTTGCAACAACAGACTGTAACCCGATGATTCTCTGCCTTGCATTACGCATTGTTTTTGCACCACGACTCAACGATGCAATAGCGTCATCAAGGTGTGCGTCAAGCACTTCAATGTGCAAGCGGACATCCGCTGGGAGAGAGTCGATCTTTTCCTGTGTAAGCATTTCTGCGGTTCCTATGACATAACAGTGAGGCAATCGTGTTTCGGCATAACTGCCTCATCAGCTCATTATCGTCACATAATGAGGACACGATAACGGCTGGGGGCCTAAGCCCCCAGTTCTTCAAGTAGCCCCTTCCGCACGAGGCGCTTGACCGAGTCCGCATCAATGATGAGCAAGTACCCATCATCGCTGTACCGGATATCGCTGTACCCTTCTTCTTTCAGTTCATCCATCACGTCACCACTTCCAACGTAAGCACTTGCTTCTTCCGAGTGATACCAGACGTGTAACTGATTGTTCTTCACTTGGCGCATAGTGAAGTGCGGCATAAGCGTAATGAATTCCAGACGAAACGCATCAATGTCTTGTGTGACCTTGACTGTTTCCCGTACGCCTTCAGGGCTAGTAGCAAGGATATGCAGGTGCGCTTTCACGCCGTAACCAGACTGGTTACCGAGCGCTAACAGGTTGTTGATTGTTGGGGTCTTGATGTTGTCAAACATGGCTCATTGACTTTCTATGTGTGTTTTTTCTAAAAAATCTGGCACCCGGTATGTTACACCGGATGCCAGAGGGGAGGTTATGCCAGCTCTGTGCCAGCATCCTCAGAACCACCAGTCTGAACCGAGATTGCATCCATTGCAACCTTAGCAGACTGCGCATACTGCGATGCGATAGCGTCCGCCTTAGCATCAGCAGACTTGACATTGCACTCCAGAACCTTCGCATTGAGCGCGGTTAGCAGTTCGTCAAGGTTCGCCTGCGACGCCATTGGTGAACGCCGGGCATTATTGGCGTATATCTTAGCGATATTCCGATACGACTTTTGTACAGACTCAGTGCGTACCATGTCATTATTGGCTTGGCAGACTTTGAGCAGGTCGAGAAGAGCGGTTACCTCAGAAGAGGCGGCAGAGAGAAACTTCATAACTTTTTCCTTTGTTCAAACGTTTCGACATAGGTTTGTCTTATCAATAGCACGTACACCATACGTGCCAGACGTTAGAGGGAATGAAGTACCGCACCACCCAGTAGGGGGCACACCATGTAAGTGGGTGGGGAATTTCAAACCAGTCACGTGCCGGGGGGCGGGGAGGGTAAAGGGTGGCATGGCAAGGGGGTGGGTGGGTCCGATCGGCCTAGTAGGGACTCCAAAACATATATTCCTTCTCCTCTATATATCATTTCTCCCTACGGAGAAACAGTATCTCCCCGGAGAAAATAGGTTCCATACAAACTTGCTACATCCTCATACTATAGATATACTTACGGTACTTTCCTACTTAGCTCAGCGGAAGAGCGTCCGGCTGTTAACCGGATGGTCGCTGGTTCGATCCCAGCAGTAGGAGTATAATCGCTGTGAGGTATAGATATGCGTGAAGAAGGCAAGCAATACAACACACCACAGCTCGTGAATAGGCACCGACGTAACGCAGAGTATATCCGTACTGGCCTTAAGGAAGACCGTGATAAGCGTGTAGAGGACATGGGTGCTCAAGCTAAGCAGCATGCAGCATATACGCATGCGATCAACACCACTGACCCAGAAATGAAAGCAACTGTGAACAAGCCTGTGTACACAAAGGTTACTAATAAACAGGCTGCACAAGCTATGTCAGGTACGTCGTACTCTAAGCTTCTAAAAGTCAAGTAGATTTCCCCATGCATGAAAACGCACCGGGAATGGCGTTATGCCCTGTGGTCCTTTCTCTTTCTCCCACAGGGTGTAGCGTTATGATAAAGTAGGGTTGCCACCGAGAGGTGAGCTTTGAAGGAACGGAAACCTCCTCTTCTGTCCGTCAAATTCAAACTCTGCAAACAGGAAAGACCAGTCAGCCACACTGGTCTTTTTTGGTTATAATGGCATAGGAGAACCGCCATGCCACAGGATTACAATAAAGACTTCACTAACCTTCCAGAGAAAAACCTTAAAAGCATCCGCAAAGATGCTAAGGAAAAGGAAGATTTCCTAGAGTCTGTGCGCCCAGAATTGCCTGATGCAGCCAATAAAAAGATCAAATCAATACCATTTGTCGGAAGCTTTATTTCAAGCGCTGTACGAGGCGTTACAAAGAAACTACAAGAGCCAATTGATAGTGCGATAAACGCAAATCGCAAGATTAAATCCCAATCTTGGAATGAAACCTTTAAGCAGATGGAAATCAGAGACAGCAAACAAAATGCTGGTGTTACTCGCGATGCTTTAGGTATTAAAAATGACCCAAATGAGTATGGTAAAACTGCACTCAGTGGGTCTAATGGGAAGAAAAAGTAATGTACGAATATGGAATCAAGTACAAAAGAGTTATTGACGGCGACACTTTTGTTTGCGACATCGATCTCGGTTTTGGTATTTGGTTGGTGGATCAGCACTGTAGGCTCCACGGAATTAATACGCCGGAGAAAACAACGGCAGACGGAAAGAAGTCCCTACTTGAAGCAAAATTCTGGTTTGAAGACGCCGCAGCTAGGCTCGAAAAGTTCATTATCGGAGTAGAACACAAAGCAGACAAATATGGGCGCAGGTTAGTCACTGTGAGGACAGATAAGGCAGCTTGCTCACTCAATGAACAACTAGTAAGAGACGGATTAGCAGTCTACTACAGCGGTGGAAACAAAGAACTAGCACGAAGTTCTAGAAAGGCAGTCACCGCAACTGCCATTGTTAAATAAAAAAAGCCCCTCTGTGAAGGGGCTTTCTACTTCGCTCGACTCAAAATATCTAGGCATGATGGGCGGACTTTTTAAGTTTTCATCGCGTTGTGCATACATAATACCATATATACCTACGGTATAATAATTTTGCCCCCAGTTGGTGGAATGGTAGACACGACGGACTTAAAATCCGTTTCCGCAAGGAGTACAGGTTCGAATCCCGTACTGGGGATTTTGGAGGAGAAAGATGGCAGCTACACTTAAGTATATTCAACCTGATGCAGAAGAATTTATGATTCATCTTGCACGTGTATCATCCGAGAACGAGAACAATCCGAACTATGAGCGACTACTTCGCTACTGCATGAAAGAAGGCCACTGGTCAGTATTTGAGATGGTTGATGTGGTAATGGAAATCTACACATCACGGGCTATTTCAGCGCAGATACTGCGCCACAGAAGCTTCCACTTTCAAGAGTTTAGCCAGCGTTATGCTAACCCAAGCAAGATTGAGTTGGATCTACCAGTTATGCGCCGTAAAGGTACCACTAACCGGCAAGGTAGCATGCCGTTTGAAGATGAAGAAACACAATTTCAAATGGACAATAAAGCGTTAGCTCCAGTGTTGGTTGCAATTCGCGCATACGATGATCTTGTTAAGTCTGGTGTAGCACTTGAGTCAGCACGAATGGTGCTGCCACTGTGTGTTGGTACAAGGCTCTACATGAAAGGCACAGTAAGAGACTGGCTTCATTACTGCCGTGTGCGCATGGACAACCATACGCAAACCGAACATAGAGAGCTGGCTGTTGATTGCTGGAATGTACTTAGGGAAGTATTGCCAGTAACGACAGAAGCATTTGAAGCATTCTATTTGAACCTAGACTAATGAAGTCAATGGGTCCTATAAGGACAATTCTTTTAACTATCTGCAACGATTCAGATGTAGGTGTTATAGAAAATGATGATTTATCTATAACTGTTGAATGGATGTGCAAGAATAGCAGCATCTTAAATAAAGAAGTAGTGCAAGACATAGCTGAAGCAGTTATACTGCTAGATGCTATTGAGGCAAGTGGTTTAAGAATTCCGCACAGGTTTATTAAAGATCTTGCAATAAAAGCAGTAAGTGAATTAATAGAGGGACGAGACAATGGTAATCCTAAAGAAGAGTAATCAATCTGATGTTGAAGTTGTGCAGGTATCTCCCAGTGAGTACGTTGTTAAGCATAACGAAACAGAAACTGCACCGCTATCTATCGAGGACTTGACTGTAGAAGTAATTAAACTTAAGCAAGTTGTGCGTGTTCCATCTAAATGGGTCAATGACCTTGCGTTAGTTACGATTACAAGTTTGATGGATAAGCTTAAGAACAAGGCAGAATAGACTTGAATTCATTAGAGTTTCAATGGACAGGCAAAGATGATGAAGTCAATGACTTTATCCCTGTAAGAAAAACCCCGCTTTCGAGTGGGGTTGACTTAAAAGCCTATGTAAAAAAACCTGTTGTTCTAAGACGTGGTCAAACAATGGTAATTCCAACTGGATGGAAAGTAAAAATTCCTGAAGGTTTTGAATTGCAAATTAGATCCCGTAGTGGATTGGCTGCAAAGCATGGCGTATTTGTATTAAACTCACCGGGAACTATTGATGCTGATTACCAAGGTGAACTTGGAGTAATACTGCACAACACTGGCGAGGAGCAGTTTATTGTTGTTCCGCGCATGGCAATCGCACAGTTAGTTATGTGCCCAGTCGTTTTACCAGAAATCAAAGTTGTGCAAACAGGAAGTTTGTTTGAAGAAAACACACAACGCGGAACTGGTGGTTTTGGATCTACAGGAAAATTCTAATGAATAACGAGCATTATCGAAAACACAAAATTCAAGCAGTTCATTGTGCGTGGGAATGGGATCTATCTTGGGAAGCGTTCAGTGCAGTCAAGTATATTGAGCGAGCTGGAAGCAAAGATGGATCTACTTACAATGATGACATGCTTAAGGCGGTCTGGTATCTTGTCGCTGCAATTACACAGAGTGACATTGTGGCAGAACGGATTGCTAGAGATGTTGAAACAACGTTAGGCGCAGACAAAAAATCTACGTTCAACAAGATGAAGAAGCAGGAATGCGCATGCCCAGAATGCGCTAGGGATTTAAACAAACAGCTTTAATCTTCGTATTCTTCGCACCCACAATCCGTCTTAC